GCAAGTACAGAGGAAAATGCTTTAAAATCCCTAGACATCTTCTGTGATCAATGGAATCACCAGTATCCCAAAATTGGAGAATCCTGGCGGGCCAATTGGGAAAATATCCGAACGATCTTTAGCTATCCAGCCGAAATACGTCATGCAATTTATACAACAAATGCGATTGAGTCGTTGAATAGCGTAATACGCCATTCAACGAAGAAAAGGAAAATCTTTTCATCTGATGACTCAGTAAAGAAGGTCATTTACTTAGCAACATCAAATGCTGCGAAGAAATGGACGATGCCAATTCAAAATTGGCGTTTAGCAATGAATTGGTTTACGATTCAGTTCGATGATCGATTAAAAGATCATTTATAAAAAATGGAACTTACACAAAATAATTTACAGGCTCGTTAATTTTGTACTGATTTCCTAATTTCGGATGTGTAGAAATAACACTGATAACACCTAATGAAATTAATTCCTCAAGCCCTTTACTAACGGTTTTTGAGCTTGATTTTCTAGCTTTGGGATTGTCTTTGTGACGCTTCTCTTCCTGAAGCTGTGAGTAGCTAACATAGTCAGATTCTTTATTAAACCCGTTAATATAGCCCTCAAGCATGAAATAGACATGTCGAGCTGCATCAGATAAGAATGGATATACATCACGTCTGTACTGCCAACTTGAGCGGACATGACCTTCCTCAAACTTATCTGTCATATTGCCCTTACCTTTTGAGATTGGAATAATCTCAGCTTGTTTTAACGCACCCATCAAACACCTCTCAATACAAATGCAGCTAAATCAGCTTTCGCTTTAGCCAATGCCATAGAGTTTTCGAGAGTTCGATTAAGCACATAAGCCTCAACCGCTTTTTGAAACAAACTAATCTTCCGATTTAGTTCAATGTCTGCTAATATTGAATAGTTCATTTAATCCACCTTGTTTGAACACTAAGCCTGATTGTCACCATCAGGCTTTTTCTTTATATCCAAGCTCAAAACACATTCCGAAATCTTCAATGTCATCTTGAAAAAGATCGTCAATGGTTTGCTTGCTTTCCATCCACGCTTTTGACATCACAAAAAGCGCATTCAGCTTTTCTTCACTAATCATTCGATATTTCTTGAGTACAGTTTTGAATCCAAGAACATCCAATAGCACTAAACAGTTCTCAAGCTCAGTCAAGCCATTGGATTTTCTATCATTTTTCATTCGTGATAATGTGCTTGGATCAATCCCCAACTGTTCAGCAACCTGACTTTGATTGCTTGATGCAAGGGCTTGCAAAACTCTAGAAACTTCATTTCTAGCCCTTGCACTCAATTCGGTTGATACTTTGCTCATGGTTTAGTTCCTAAGCGGTTAATGCTTGGCTGCGGACATAATCGAAATCGACATCAGGACAAAGTTCATCACAAGGAACTTTTCCTTCACTTTCTTTATCAATTCGAATAGCTAATGCAGCACCACATTTTTTGTTGACATAAATAATTTGTTGAAGATTCCCTAAAGTCGTTAGGCATGCTTTTGCAAAGGCTTTTCGTTCTTCAACAGTCATCTTCGATAAGTAAGCTTTAAGCTGTTCTGTGTTTGAAGAAGACATAGTTATCTCCTTTAGTGATTTATTTAGTAAATACTAATTTTAATCACTAAACAAGTCAACAGATATTTAGCGAATACGAATTTACTTTTTACTAAAAACTATATGAAATAGAGCTTATGGATACTGTTGCAAGAAGACGCAGAAATCTGCGAAAAGCTATTGATGCTTTAATCGAATCTGGGAAATTTAAGAGTGATGCAGCTTTTTGCGAACATTACGACTTAAGTACGAGCCATATTTCACAAATGATTAATGGTCACGGTAGTTTTGGCGAGAGAGCTGCTAGGAACTTAGAGAAAAAAGTAGGCTGGCCTAATGGTTATTTAGATCTTGAAAACCAAGAAGATCAAAGCCCTATTGTGTCTGAAAGTAATGTTGGACCAACCAAGAATAACCTTCGAACAATTCCCCTATTAGATTATGTCCAAGCAGGTCTATTCCATGATGTTGGCTATGATGGAATAAACCCTATTGGAGAAAGCTACACAACATATCAAGGATATAAGCCAGAGTGCGTTTTCTCTCTTAAAGTTGAAGGAAATAGCATGTCACCAGAATTTAAGGCTGGCGATGAAATTGTTGTTGATGCATCTCTTGAACCTAAACCTGGATCGCTTGTAATTGCTCAAGAAGTCCAACATGGAATAGCAAGAACAACTTTCAAAAAGTACAGAGTGATTGGTATTAATGAATTTGGAGTTGATGTTGTTGAACTAGTACCACTAAACCCTGATTACCCAACCTACAACTCAACACAAATTGAAATATCAATTATTGGGGTTGTGGTGAGACACAATAGGGAAATAACTCATTAAAGGATTCGGGACACCTAATCCCGAATTGCAGCCTAGGAAGCTGCTAAAGGTGATCTAAAGATACGTTGCTCAGGGAGCAGGACAAGGTCCAGTGTCAATAGTGAGCTGACGCCCCTACGGTGTGCGCACACTTTCAGGGCAAGCGCTAGGCATAGCGCTATATAAGTTACCAATTATATTGGTAGGTGCCTACCAGCAATTACAAGGTTTATGCCATGTTTTTACTGGAACTGCGAACTAAGAATGGATTTAGATTAAAGATAAAAATCGACTTTTTATCGATATTCAAATTCTTCACTTGGTAAGCACCGAGGGGGAGGTTCGAACTCCCCCTCACCCTTATTTTTAAAAATACATAAACTGATAATTAATAGCAAATACCATGAGCAAAAAATACAAGCCACCGGAACTACACGAATATAGAGGCTTAACAAGCTCTGAGCAGACGGCAATACACCAAATGCTCATCTCCTATGTTCGTGAGGAAAATTGTCGCTTTAACATAATCATGTCTGGCAAAGCAGAACCCTATAATCTGGTAAAACTAACTAGTATTAATTTTGAGAATGAAGCATCAGCAATTTGGGTTAATTTTGAAACCATCACAGGAGAGCAAATAGCTTTACCCATTGGCTTTCTTTCAAGAATTGAGTTTTCAGGGCAGCAAGAAATTTAAACTGTGAACCCGACACAGTCTTTACAACAGATCGGGTGGAGAAATGTAATGACAGATAAAGTAGTTTTAAATGGACCATTGGAATTAAAAAATAACTCTGAAGCTCGTGTTGCTTATGAATTGATGGTATTAATCGCCAATAAGGAAGTTGGTTTTACTATGGCTCAAAATAAAAATGTAGCCGACGAACAGAAGTCTAGAGATTACTGGTTAAAACTTTATTCACAATGCCATAGCGTTGCTAGAGGAAATGAGCACGTTCCTCAGGAAAACTAGAATACTTTTTCTGAAATAGTTTTGATAGTGCTAACTATTTCATCAGGATCTGTGCAACCTTGTTGAATTAAAGCCAGGATAAGCTGGAATACTTGTTCTTGATTCATAATAAACTCCATCTAACCCACCCCGTGTGGGTTTTCTTATTTTTAGTGTATACGAAATTTTTCACCAAATAAATTCACTAAAGTTCTTGACTAAATATTTAGTAAATACTAAATTATATCTCACCAACCAACAAAAAAGCCCCTAGCTTTCGACGGACAGGGACTTTTACTCAAAGAGTGAGATAAGTATGAATATAAAAGCCAACATAGTCAAATCCATGGGATTCGTAGGAGTAGTTAGTGCTCTAACTGCTGCTTATGCTTTCACCCCTGCTAACAACGAACCTGTAACGGTTGTAGCTCCTTTCAAAGTTGAATCAATCGACCCTGAGAATGAACAAGCAGTACTTCAAACTGAGAATGAGAAGTTCACCTTAGAAGTTGATTTCGATGCTCAGTATTCAATTGATGGCAACGGCTATCAATCTTGGCGTGATGTTGAGATTAACGAGATTAAAGACATTCGCGTTTATGACGAAGATGGCGAGATCTTGGCTTACGTTGACCGTTTAGACGTAGTAGAGATTAAAGATCTTATCGAATCAGGGATTAGAGAGCGCATTTAAGCGCTCCATGGTGAATGTTATGAATGCACATCCTGAAATTATCGAAGTATCAAGACTTCAGAGACTTATTAAGGACTCAGTCAAAGCGTTGCTTCCCCTCTCTAACGAACAAGACACAGTTGTTACTGATGGCGGCAATTGGATTCACTTGCGCTATGTGGGCCGTGGAACTGAGCAAATCCAATTAGAGCTAGGTGATCAGTTTTCTGTTAAGACAAAAATCGCCTATTTAAGTGAAACGTTAAAAAGATTGGCAGAAATTAGGAATGAGTTGAGAGGTGGGTGATGGAGTGGATTAGTGTTGAAAATTGTCTTCCACCTGTAGGGATTCCTCTTTTGTTATACGGTCAGCTTGGCTTTGATCATGGACCAACTCAATTTGAAGGTCAATATTCAGAAAACAGAGGTTTTGAAGGAATGTGGGCCAGTGCTTCACAAGTTACCCACTGGATGATTAGACCAGAAAACCCAGTAGAAAAGAATTAGGAGAAGATTATGAATGCGCCAGTAAATACACAAGTTAATGAATTGCAAGTATTAGAACAAAACGTGATTGTAGCGGCTTTCGGCAAAGAAAACGGTATTCAAGAATTATTCAATCGCATGGCTGAGCAAGCACGTTCAATTGTTCCTGATGTTTCAACTAAAAAAGGACGTGATGCTATTGCATCTCAAGCTTACAAGGTAAGTAAGTCTAAAACTGCTGTAGATAACCATGGAAAAGACTTGGTGGCAGGTATTAAGGCGCAAGCTGCTGTGATTGATCGTGACCGTAAAGCATGGCGTGATCAGTGTGATGCTTTACGTGATGAAATTCGTAAGCCACTAGATGAATGGGAAAAAGCTGAAGAAGATCGCATTCAGTCAATTAAAGATCGCATCTCTAATTTTGATGCTGGTCGCGTTGATACCTTTTCAACTAGCTACCTTATTCAAACAATCATAAGTGAAGTTGAGGCAACGGCAATTGATGAAAGCTTTGCTGAATTTGCCAATGAAGCAGCAATCAAAAAAGATGCAGCCCTTAGCTCATATAAAAAATCACTTGAAATTGCATTAAAACGTGAAGCTGAGCAAGTAGAGTTAGAGCGCCTACGCAAATCTGAACAAGAACGTTTACAACGTGAACACGAAGAACGCATTGCACATGAAGCAGCTGAAAGAGCCCGCCTAGAAGCTGAGCGTAAAGCTAAAGAAGAAGCCGAACGTGTAGAACGTGAAAAGCAAGAAGCTGTTGCTAAAGCAGAGCGTGAAAAACGCGAAGCTGCTGAACGTGAAGCCCGTTTAGTTGCTGAAAAAGAAGCTGCTGAATTACGTGCACAACATGCAGCAGAAGCAGAACGTAAACGTATTGAAGCTGAGCAAGCCGCAAAGCTAGAGGCCGAACGCCAAGCAGAAGAAGCGCGCCAAGCTAACCAAGCACACCGTAAAAAAATCTGTAATGAAGCACTTAAAGGTTTATTGGCTTTGGGTATTGATGAAGCAAAAAGCAAAGAGATTTTGCAGGCAATCAATAAAGGCCTAGTTCCACACGTATCTATTAAGTTTTGAGGATTAGAAGATGAGTAATATTGTTTTGTCACAAGTTAGCAAGATTGCATCAGCTTTTAATATGCAAGATGTTGATCCTGCTGAGTTAGCAAATACTCTTGTTAATACAGTATTTAAGAAAGCAACAAATGATGAATTTCTCTCTCTATTAATTGTTGCAAACCAGTACAAGCTAAACCCTTTTACAAAAGAAATTTATGCATTCCCTGCCAAAGGTGGTGGCATCACACCAGTTGTTGGTATTGATGGGTGGGCGCGCATTATTAATGACAATCCTGTATGTGATGGCATCCAGTTTGAACAAGATGATGAGTCATGCACATGCAAGATTTTCCGTAAAGACCGCAACCACCCTACTGTTGTGACTGAGTATTTATCCGAGTGTCAGGGTAATTCAGAACCTTGGAAAAAATACCCAAAACGGATGCTACGTCATAAGGCTTTAATTCAATGTGCCCGTGTTGCCTTCGGCTTCTCAGGTATTTATGACGAAGACGAAGCTCGTCGTATTGATGATTGTCATATCTCTACCGTTCAGACTGTTAGTTCAGATGTCCCTCAAGGTTATGAAGCCTATGAGCAGCAGCATTTAGATAACATGCGCGCTTTGGCAATGGAAGGCACAGAAGCCTTGCAAACTGGCTACGCTGAATTGCCTCAGGGCGACTGCAAAAAATACTTCTGGACTAAGCATAGCGCTTCATTAAAAGAAGCAGCTCAACATGCTGATCAACCGCAAGGACAAGTGTATGAACATTCTCCAGCGTAGTAAAGATTGGCATTCGGAACGCTGTGGCAAAGTCACAGCAAGCCGAGTTAAGGATTTAAATGCGAAGCCTAATAAAGGCAAAGCTTTAAATGCACTGGGTTTAACAATTCTAGCTGAGCGCCTCACTGGCGTTCAGAAGGAAATCCCAACTAATTCAGTAATGCAATGGGGTATCGATAACGAGCCTCATGCAATAGCGGCTTATGAAAATGAAACGGGCAACTTTGTAGTAGATACAGGTTTAATTGACCACCCTTACATTGAAATGTTCGGGGCTTCACCAGATGGACTTGTAGGTGACAAAGGGCAAATAGAAGTTAAGTGTCCAGACACTACAACACATTTGAATACCCTTCTGACTAAGCAAGTGCCGGATGAGCATATCCCTCAGATTACATGCCAATTGTCTTGTACTGGTCGGGAATGGTGTGACTTTGTGAGCTATGACTCACGTCTACCAGAAGGATTACAAATCATCATTATCCGCGTCTTTGCTAAAGACTTGGCGATAGAAGCATTAGAGCAAGATGTTCGCAAGTTCAACAAAGCTATAGATGACGCAATTAAAACATTGAAGGTGGCAGCATGACAGATTTGAATAAGGAAAGAGAAGTTAATTTACGCTTTGAACAAGATGATGGTTTTGTTTGGGTGTTCGATGGTGATAGTCAATTTGGCACCGAAATCAGTCATTTAATGATGATGCATGCAGATGAATATAACGAAGATGAATTACGTGTTACTTGTCACCATGCAGCATGTGAAATTGACAGACTTAGAGCAGAGCTTGAAAAAGCCAAAGCTCAGGCGGTGCCAGTTTGGATCAGTGTTAAAGATGAAGAGCCACCAACAGACACTATGGTTTTAATTTGTTGGTCAGACTCACCGGATGTTCAACCAGAAATTGACTATATGACCTGTGATGAAGACTTAAATCATATTTGGGCAAATTTTGAGATAGATCCACCAACTCATTGGATGTACTTTCATAAAGTGCCAAGCGAATCGGGAGCTGAACAATGAGCATAACTCTTAATGGTCACCAATTAAAAAGCCTTCTCGAATTTGTAAATCCAGATGGTGAAAATGATTTAGATCAACTTGAAACTCAACTAACTATTAAATTTTTTGAAGATGGGCACAGTGGCAAAGGCTATTACTTTTGGATGACCGAATATCCAGAGGAAGGCAGCATGTTGTTGGATGTTGAATCGGGAGCTGAGGGATGAGTGAATTTAACTTTGAGCAACTTTATCTAATGGCTCTCATGAATAGTAAAAAGCCAAAGTACGTTTTGAATTGGGTTCATGTATCCAGACATGGGCCAGGTGCGACAAAAGCTACAGAAATTTGTGAATATTTTGGGATAGATCCAGAAGGTACAGATTTTGTTAAAGCGGAAAGTAAGGAGGGGTGAAATGACAGCAATTGCGAATATAGGTAGTAACTTTGTTGTAGCGTTACCACCTTCGGACATCTGGCTTAATGACTCCCAAGCTGCTGAGTTCTTGGGATATCGAGATGTACATTTTAAGGCAGCAGTTTGCTGCCTACCAACCTTCCCTAAACCGCGCTATGTTATCAAGTGCGGTCAAGGGAGACGTTGGAACTTGGCAGAATTATCAAACTGGTTGAATGAACAGTCTGATGATGAGCCTAAAAGAGGACGACCACGCAAACGGGGCTAATCTAGCCTCGTTGCAATTTCGCTTGCAGTAGCATTGTAGTAAATCATTAAGCTTCTTAAATCTTTATGCCCAATCATTCTAGCTAAGTCTAAAACTTCTAATTTCCTTGCAAGTCGTGTACATGCTTCATGGCGTGTGTCATGAAAGTGCAAGTCAGTGATTTGACATCTATCTCTCAATTTACGCCAAAGCGTATCAAAGCTTTGGGAATTACAAGTAAAGACCTGCTTTTTATCAAGACCTTTTAATAAAGTAAGCAACTCAACAGCACGCTTAGATAGTGGTACATTTCGTTTAGTACCATTCTTTGTTTCATTTAAAACTAAATATCTATCTTTTAAATAAACACGATCCCAAGTCAAGCCAACAATCTCACCAGCACGCATTGCTGTTTCAATTGCAAAGAGAAAGGCAATTATAATTTGCTGAGTTGAATTTACTGGTACATTGTTATCCCAATTTGCTGCAAGACATAATCTATCGATTTCATCCTGAGCAATTCGTCTATCACGGTGCTTAGATGGTGGTGGTAAAGTCAAGTCAGCCATTGGAGACTCTTTAATCCACTTCCATTCTTTTCGGGCAACAGTAAACAGAGAAGCTAAAATATTTGCTTCACGTCTGACAGTAGCGCCCTGAACTTCTTTTAACCGGGAGTCCCGCCACTGTACTAAATCGTCAGTAGTAACCTTTGCCAATTGTTTTTGACATAGCTTTTTATACTCACGCTTGAAGAAAGCCATTCGCTTGACTTCATTCTCATGAGTTTTCTTTTTAACACTCACTTCACTTAAGTAGCGTTCTATAGCTTCTAAAAAAGAGTGATCTGGTAATTTGCCATGCGATTGTTCGCGTAACTGAGTCTCGCGTTTAGATGCCCAAGCCCTAGCTTGAGCTTTTGTATCAAAGGTTGAACTTTCGCGAATTCCGTTTACACTTATCTCGGCTCGCCATGTATTGTTGCGTTGTCTAAATGAAGCCAT